ACCGGCAACATCTTCAATCGTTTCTATTTCATATCGCGTATGTAATGCTGGAGCTCCAAACGGAGCAAATAACTTTTCGCTAGTCAACGGAACAATCGACGGACAAGGCGGAATCAATGTAGTAAACATCGGACGTTCTTCCGGTGGTGCCGACATCGAAGACATCGAGTCAATTCGATTCCATGCTCCACGCGCATTCGAAACGCAAAATCGTAGCGTAACTGCGACAGACTACAAACAGCTGCTGCTACAGCAGAATCCAGATATCTCCGGCATCAGCGTGTGGGGTGGCGAAGAAAACGATCCGCCTATCTACGGTAAAGTATTCGTATGCGCCAAACCAAAAGTAGGTACGACGTTCTCACTCAATCGTAAATCTGAAATCGTGTCTAACATGCGTAGATACAATGTTCAGTCGATTGATATTGAAGTCGTTGATCCAACGTATCTTTATATCGTTCCTTTGCTGAACGTTCGCTACGATCCTAAGCTGACAACAAAAACTCCTGGCGAGCTAGCATCTGAAATTGCAGCTAGAATCGTTGCATTCGAATCATCAAATCTAGCTAACTTCGAGCAGAGCTTTAGATACTCACGTTTCCTAGACTATATCGACGGATCTGATAACTCTATTGTTACAACAGCCGGTGATATTCGTATCAAGAAAACATTCGTTCCTTCGCTGACTACAGCAGGAACATATGTTCTAAACTTTAATAATCCAATTCAGCGTCTGGGTGAGCCCGAATATATCAGCGGCGTATCGCGTCATCCAGGATACGGTAGTTTCACTTCTTCTCCGTTCACATATGCTGATAACAATTCGTATTTCGATGATAACGGATTTGGTGTTTTGCGAGTCTATTATCCTTCTGCTGTCGGACGTCTGGGTCGTGTCTATACGAACTACACGGCAGGAACTGTAGACTATAAGAATGGTATCGCATATATCAATAACTTCTTGCCACAAGCATATAGTGGTCAACAGATATCTCTTATTGCTGCGCCTACGAATCCAAATATCAAGCCAGTAAGAAATCAGATCCTGCTGATCGCAGAAAGTGTCGTGAACATCATTGACGACACAACAGGAAAAACCGTAGCAACTGCTTCGAGCGTCGATACTATCGGACAAACTGCTACGATTCTTACTCCATCTATCAAGTTGACTAATTTCTAATGACAAAGATCGTAGGCTCAGACGATACACTAAAGCAAATCTCATCGCAGATTGAATCGCAGTTTCCTGGGTTCATTCGCGAAGAGGGGCCTCAATTTGTTTCATTTCTAAAAGCCTACTTTGAGTATATGGAACAGGAAGGTAATCCTGTTGAAGTTATTCGTTCGCTTAAAGATAATCAAGATATCGACAGAACAGTAGACTCTTTCATAGAATATTTCCGTAAAGAGTTTATGATCAACATTCCTAAAGACGTGCTCGCTGATAAGCGTCTGTTGGCTAAACATATTCGCGAGTTCAATAGATCACGTGGTTCGCAAGAGTCGTATCGTTTTCTATTCCGTGCATTGTTTGGACAAGAAATCGAATTCTACTATCCTGGCGATGATATTCTACGTGCTTCTGATGGTCGTTGGGTTCGTGAAACTCGACTTCGTGTAGCTGCGCCATTCTCAAAGAGTCCGCGCAGTTTTGACGGTCAGCAAATCCGCGGTGTTGTTTCTGGTGCTACAGCTTACGTGCAAGACATTATTGGTACGACAGCTTTAGGTATGGAAGTTTACGATATCACTATTGAAAATCCGATAGGAGCATTCCTCGACGGCGAACGTGTCTATAACGTAAATGATCCTACGAGCTATGCTACAATCAACTCACAAGTTGGTTCTATCATCAACGTAAACATTAAAGATGGTGGCGCTTATCACAACATTGGCGACAAAGTTAGAATCAGTGGTGGCGGATCAACAGAAGACGCGATTGCTGTAATTTCAGAAGTAGGAAACAAAAGCGGCGTAAAGATAAAGCTCGTCAATACTGGTTCTGGATATACGAAAGAAACCACAGAAGTTATCGTTACTGGTGGTAATGGTAAGAACTTTGCAGCAGCTATTGATTCATGGACTGCACAGCCAATTGGTGGACTGTCGATCAATACTGACATCATCGGTAATCTTAAAAACGCTAAACTGAATCAGACATTTTTTGTCCGTAGTGGCGCCAACACAAAAACTGTGAATGCGAAACTGACAGGCACAGTTACAGTTTCGAACACTTCTAATACAGTAACTGGATCAGGAACTAAATTCCAAACTCAACTTCACGTAGGTGATCTTGTTCGTGTATGGGGTGTTGCGAATACACTTCGTGTTCATCTAATCAATAGCAATACTTCCTTCGTAGCTGCACACACGCCATTCCAAAACAAAGTTGGAGCCAACGCATATATTGGAATGGCTGGCGCGAACGTGTCTAGTGTTCTGAGCACAGCTTTACGATTCAGTTCATCAGATCTATATGCAGTTAATGCTATCGCACTTATCAATCCTGGATATGGCTACGATTTATCATTACCAACGATTCGTATCGTAGATACTTTCATTTCTACGTTGAATCTTACAGACGGACATGGTAGTGTTTATGGCAACAACGCTATCGTTATTGCAAACAATGCGCCGGGAACGATTAAGAAACTGACTATCCAAACCCCTGGTTCTAACTTTGGTCGATACGATGAAGTATCTATCACAAACATTACGCAGGGCAATTCTATTATATTCGATTCAGAATCTGGTGCCAATACTGCTGCTGGATCAGTATCAACATACACTACACGTCAGAGAAGTTTTGCTGGTTCTGCATTACCTATTCCTTCAGGTGTTATTCAGTTCCCTGGTCGTTACATCGACACGAAAGGTTTCCTCAGCTGGAACAACAAACTTCAGGACAACGAATATTATCAAGAGTTCTCGTATGTTGTTCGCGTAAGTGAGTTGTTAAACAAATATAAAGAAATCGTTAAGACGCTTCTGCATCCTGCCGGAACGAAGATGTTTGGCGACTATACGATTACAGGTAATGTTAACGTAGAACTTCAGGCAGTCGACGAAGCGCCAGTAGTTGCACGTCGTTCTATGCGCGAAAGAATCACAGCAATTGATGTAGTAAATTCTATCGTAAATTATGCCAATAGCAACTTCGCAGAATCTGTATCATCTGGAACGACTCAGACAGCTTCATTTGTTGCGAATACGTTTACCACTGAAGCTGCCTCAACTGCCGCGACACAGAACGCAACGTTTATCGCTAACACATTCGCGTCTGAGTCTGTCACATCTACAGCAACTCACACTGCAACATTTACAGCTAATACTCGTATCACTGAGTCTGTCACTTCTACTCATTCTCAGAATGCGACATATACAGCCAATACGTTTAGAACTGAAATTGTTGCAGCTTCTGCTTCTCATAGCGTCACGTTCATTGCTAATACGTTTGGAGTTGAAGCTGCATCAGCAACAGATAGTGTCGCTGGGCAGAAATTCCAGCTTATTCCTAATGTTTACGTTAAAGTTCTTAATGCCAACAGCACGATTTCTTCAGTCAGCGGATACACAGTTGGGACGTATCAGAATGTTCCAATCAGCGTGTTCGACGGATCACCAAGACTCGTGCGCACAGCACAAGGAAGTTCTTTCTTCGCGAACGGCGTATTCAAAGCAAACACTGGCAGCATTCAGGTTGGTGGAACAGGAACAAACCTCTACATTCTTACAGTTCCAAGTTCACCGACACCATCGGATTCAACGTTCCAAGTCAATGCGATTTTCTCGAATACGGTCTTTACTCTGCGCACCAATTACTCGCCAACATCAGCGAACGCCCGTATCTGGTTTGGCTCATAAAAGATCGTATAAATACGGATAGGAGATATTATGACAGAAAAGATCAATTCATCGACTTTTGCCGATGCTACAGTTATCAGAGGAGCAAGCAATATGGAAGAGGTTAATGTAACAGGTAAGTATGTGGCTCAGTGCTTTGATGTCCACGGAAATCTAAAGTGGGAAGAAGAATTTAACAATCTTGTTACGACACAGGGTAAGAATCATCTTCTCAACACGTATCTTGGTGGTTCTTCATACACAGCTAAGGTATTCCTTGGTCTGATCAGCGCCACTGGTTACTCAGCTGTTGCCGCTGGCGATACAGCTAACTCACACACAGGTTGGGTTGAGTTCTCAGGATACTCGCAGTCAGCTCGTGTAGCGCCTTCGTTCGCAGCTGCATCAAGCGGATCAAAGGCTACTTCGTCAGCTGCTGTATTTTCAATCAGCTCAGCTAACACAATTAAGGGTACGTTCCTTATGGCTAACACAGGAACTGGCTCAGCAGCTACTAAGGGTGGATATTCTGGAACGCTGTATTCAGCTGGTCTGTTCACTGGTGGTGACAAGACTATCGCTTCAGGTGACGTTGTTAATATCACATATACGGCTTCTGCATAATAATGACTGTTTTCGTACCTCGTCACTTTAGAATTCATAACGCAATTCAGTTTTTCGAATCAGTAAGTGAAGCGCAACCCACTCGCTATTACTTCTATATCGGAAAGAGCTTTGCTTATGCGAACGCTGTGCCTCTAATCGGCACAGTGAAGCTGACGACTACGAGCAACACAATTGTTGGTCAGGGAACATACTTCGACAATCCACGTCAAGTTAAGGTGGGTGATAGAATTACTGTGACGGGTCAGTATGCCGTTGGAAATACTGATCCTCATGTTATGGTTGTTCAGCAGATCCTAACGGGTCAGACTATGATCGTAAGCCCAAAGCCAGTTACGACTATCGTTTCTGGCGCTAATGCTTATAATCGTAAGCTGTGGTCTGAGAGCGTTCCGCCCGTTCCCAACAATAACATTCAGACAGTCTACTATGACATCTGGCGTAACATGATGTCACTGAAAAGAGTTCAGCAATCTGACGTTTCGCATGTTACGAACAGATACAGCTGGTCTTATAATACGTTCCACTACGAGTATGATGATGAAGATGTAGAATTGTATCAAAAGCGATTCTATACATACACAACAGACGACAACGTCTATAAATGCATCGACAATAATCGTGGTGCCAATTCTACAGTAATGCCTACTGGCACCGGCACCTCTATTATCAATACAGCTGATGGTTATCGTTGGAAATATCTGTATACCGTTTCGGCTGGCGAGATCCTGAAGTTTAGAACTGCGGATTACATTCCGGTTAAAACTCTTGCCAATAACGATGGTTCAGCTCAGTGGACTGTTCAGCAGAATGCGATCAACTCTGGTAATGGTGCTATCTTCCATATCAAGATCTATTCTAACGGACACAATTATCTTCATACGTCAAACACGTTCCAAACAGTTACAAACACAACGTGGATGAAACTTAAGTCATCCGCATCTGGCGTTGACGGAACATACGTTGGTTCTGGATTGTTTATCAGTGAAGGTGGAGCAGCTGGTCAGTATCGTAAGATCGTAAAGTATTGGGGTGCCAATAATACGCTAGTTGTTAATAGCGCATTCAGCACGACTCCTAATACATCAAGTCGTTATATCATTTCGCCTCTCGTAACGATTGCAGGCGATTCTGGTGGAACTACAACTTCGCGCGCAACAGCTTATGTATCTAACACATACAACGGTCAAGTTCGTAAGATTACGATGATCAACTATGGTCGCTCATATTCTACAGCAAACGTAACGATCAGCGCGAATGTTTCACATGGCTTCGGTGCTTCGGCTCGCCCAATCATTTCGCCAATTAATGGACATGGATCTGATCCTGTTGATGAGCTATACGGTCTTTCTGTTATGATGAACGTAAGAACTACGGGTTCTGAATCGAACACGTTCACAACGAATAACGATTTCCGTATCATCGGAATTGTAGCTGATCCATTGCTTGCAAATGGTTCTCCTGCAACTGCTTCAGTCGTTGATCAGACAACTCGTATTGGCGTAGAATACGTAAACGGCGACTTCATTGAAGACGAAATCATTACAGGAACAGTAAGTGGCGCTAAAGCTCGTCTAGTGTATTTCGCTAATACAAACAACGCAAGATCAGACGGTGTTCTAAAAGTCATTCGCGTAACGACAAATGGGATCGGTGGCGGATTTAGAATCGGTGAGTTAGTAACTGGATCAGAATCTGGTCTTACGGCTAACGTAGTTTCAGTGACTCCAGGTGCTCTGAAACCATACACAGGTTTCCTCATATATACTGAGAATAGAGAACCTGTTCTTCGTGATCCTGCCCAGACAGAAGATTACAAATTGGCAATTAAGTTTTAACGGAAGGTATCATGGCTGCAGAAGCTAATAACGTCACGCTCTCAACGAACTTCAACGTAGCACCTTACTACGATGATTTCAATGAGTCTAAGAACTTCCATCGTATTCTGTTCCGTCCAGGTTTGGCTGTTCAGGCTCGCGAACTCACGCAAATGCAGACGATCCTTCAGAATCAGATTGATCGTTTCGCTTCTCACATTTTCCAAGAAGGTTCGACCGTTCAGGGTCTGGAAATGTATTATGATCCAGACTACACTTATGTTAAGCTGCGTGATAGCGGATCCGCAATCTCAAACTTTTCCAACACAATTGTAAAGGGCGCGACATCAGGCGTTCTTGCTCGTGTCGTAAAGGTCAACGACGGTTCAGAAGCTAATACACCAAACTTTAGAACTCTGTTCATTAAGTATATTGCAGCGAATACATCAACTGGTTATCGTTACTTTGCCAACAACGAAGTTATCAACACAGTTGGTGGTACTGTATATACAGCAAACACGATCACTTCTGCACAGGGTGGCGCAATTGGTCGTGGCGCTGCTGCTACATTCCAGGCAGGTGTCGTATTCGCGAAAGATCATTTCATTCGTGTTCCAGAGCAGACTGTTATCATCAGTAAGTATGATACAAATGGTTCTGCCAAAGTTGGCTTTGATGTAACAGAAACTATCGTAACCGAAGTTTCAGATTCTACACTTCTAGATCCAGCTTCTGGTTCATACAACTACGCTGCTCCAGGCGCAGCTCGTCTTAAACTCGAAGCTCCTATTCGTGCATATGGACTAACAGCTACAGTTGCTAATACGTTCGTAGAACTGATGCAAGTGAAAGATGGTATTGTTCAGTCTGTTTCTAATCGCACACAATATGCACAAATCCGCGACTATATGGCTTCGCGCACATACGACGAGTCTGGTGACTATATCGTAAGTGGATTTGCTGTTAATGTTCGAGATCACCTAAAGTCAGGAAACAACGGCGGATATTATACAGTTGCACAAGGTGGTAATACATATCAACTTATTGTAGCAACAGATCCAGGAAAAGCATACGTTCATGGATATGACGTAGATCGTATAGTAACGATGGTTAAGCCTACAGATAAAGGCATCGACTATCTACTTACAGAATCTGCTAAGAGTCTTGCTGATTATGGCAACTATGTTATCGTTAACAACGTCGTAGGTAACTGGGACGTCAATCAGCAAAGCGTAGTTTCGCTTCGTGGTCAGAACGCCAACACTCTTGGTTCGTCTACTACATCTGGTCCATCATTCCTACAGACTAATTTCCCAGGCGGTGAAATCGGTAAAGCTCGCGTTCGTGGTCTAGAATACTACAGCGGAGTTCCAGGAACTGCTGGTGCTCAGTATAAGATGTATCTAACAGATATCAATATCTCTGCTGGATATTCATTCAAGAACGTTAAGTCTCTGGGCTACAATCCAGGCGTTGGATATGCGCTTGGTAAAGCTGACGTGTTCGCAACAACTTCTTCAAATCTAAGCGCCAACACAGTAGATTCTTCATATGATACTGCTGTGTTCCGTCTACCTTCCACGGCTACAAGAAAACTGCGCGACGCTAGTGATGTTGTGAACAACGACTACTGGTTCTATAAGTCATACGATATCACATTCGACACAGCTGGTCAATACGTTCTAAACTCAGGCGATTCGAGCGAAAGATTTACAGGAACATCTGGTGTTGCGTTGAGCGACGACGCGACTCGTGAGTATTTCTACGTTGTTGCGCGCGGAAACTCTAATACTTCTACGCTCTCAGAAACGCTGACAACAACATCAGGTTCAAACACAGTAACTGCATCTGCTACGATCGACACTAAGGTAAGCCCTGGCGACATTATCAACATTCATACTGGTGGTGGTAACTATATCGTAACGAGC